CGCAAGCGTCTTCAGGACACCTTCCACATATCCGACTGACCCGACCGCCATCGGGACCGACCTAAGAACAAAGTAGGAGCAACCGATGGCACAGGACGTGGGAACCGTATACGTCCAGGTCGAGCCCTCCGGACGCGGCTTCGGACGAAAAATCGAAGGCGACCTCGGCAATAGCATCGACAAAGCATCCACCCGTGGTTCAACAAGCCTTGTCGGCAAGATGGGGGATGCCTTCAACAAGATCGGCAAGACCGGGCTCGGGGTCATCGGCACCATCACCGGCGGCATAGCCGGCCTTGCAGCTAAGGGAGGCTTCGGCCGGGCGCTGGCCATCGAGAACGCTCAAGCCAAACTCAAAGGCCTAGGCCACTCCGCCGGCGACGTGACCGAAATCATGACCGACGCGCTCAACTCCGTCAAAGGCACCGCCTTCGGCCTGGGCGACGCCGCCACTGTCGCCGCCAGCCTGAGCGCATCAGGCATCAAATCCGGCAGCCAGATGACCCGCGTGCTCAAGACCGTGGCCGACACCGCCCAGATCTCCGGTCGCAGCCTCACCGACATCGGCACCATCTTCGGCTCCGTCGCCGCCCGCGGCAAACTCCAAGGCGACGACATGCTCCAGCTCATGTCCTCCGGCATCCCCGTCCTCCAACTCCTCGGCAAGCACCTGGGAAAGACCAGCGCACAGATCTCCGACATGGTCTCCTCCGGCAAGATCGACTTCCAGACCTTCGCCGACGCCATGGAGGAAGGCCTTGGAGGCGCAGCGCTCGCCGCCGGGAACACCTTCCAGGGAGCGTTCGACAACATGCGTGCGGCCATGGGCCGGCTCGGTGAAGAGTTCGGCACTCCGGTCCTGAACGCGGCCCGCGACCTGCTCAACAAGCTCAACCCGGCCATCGACGCTGTCGCCAAACAGCTCAAACCATTCGCCGACATGTTCGGGGACAAGCTCGCGCCGGCTGTCAAACAGGCCGGCGACTGGCTGTCTGCGTTCACCGACAACCTCAACAACGGTAAGGAATCCATCGGCGACCTGGCCGGCAAAATTGCCTCGCTGGCGGCCGGGTTCGGCGTGCTGGCCGGGGTGGGCGGCAACGTCAAGACCGTTAGCGAAGCGTTCGACAGAATCGGTCATGCCGGAGACAAAGGCATCAGCGACCTGCTGTACAAAGTGAAGGGCCTGCCGGACAATCTACAGGGTGCCATGGGCGGCCTGCAGCAGTTCAAGGGCTACTTCAACAAGGATCTGCGTGAGGCGATGGCCGTCGACGGCGACCCGTTCGCCAATGCCTTGAACCGCATAGGCAAAGGCGTGGACGGGTTGACCGCCCCCTTCCGCAGTTTGGGCTCCAAGCTGGCGGACACGAGAATCGGCGGTACGATAGCCGGCCTGGGGTCATCCATCGGCACCGGATTCGGCAAACTGACCAGTACAGCCGACCTGCATCTCAAAGTGTTCTCCACACGCTTGGGGCAAGGATTCTCTTCCGCGTTCGACAAATTGGGCGACAGCAAAATCGGAGCCGCTTTCGGCCGAGTGGGAGAGGGCATCAAGGGGGCCTTCGCTCCGTTGGCGTCAGGCGTGGGCAACCTCTTCGGCGGCCTGGGGGACATCATCGCAGGCCCCTTGCAATCAAGCCTAGGCAAAGTCGGCAGCATGGTCGGCAACTTCTTCGCCCCGGGGAACTTCCTGAAATTCTTCGGCATCGGGGCCATCATCGCCGGCCTGGTCGCCGGCCTGGGCCTGCTTGATCAGAGCATGAACGGAGGCCTGTCCACTGCAATCGACTCCATCGCCAAGCAAGCACCCGCGATGATCGGACACTTCACGGCGACAATCCTAGACGCCCTTCCCGAGATCATGGCATCCGGGTCCGAGGTGGTGGTCAGCTTGCTGAACGGCATAACCACGGCCGCGCCCTCGCTTATCGCCGGGGCTGCGCAGATCATAGCCGCGCTCGTGCGAGGTTTGGCGCAGAACCTGCCGCAGATCATCCCCGCGGCCTTGACCATGATCATGACGCTCATTACATCCTTGGTGCAGCAGCTGCCTCTGATCATGTCGGCGGGCATGCAGCTGCTCAACGGCATCATCCAAGGCCTGGTGGCCGCATTGCCTCAGCTCGCTGAGCAAATACCCACGCTCATCAGCACAATCCTGACATCGTTGACAACCTTGCTGCCTCTGCTGCTGACAGGCGGAATGAACATCCTGCTCGGCCTAATCCAAGGCCTGGTGGATGCTCTCCCGCAGCTAGTTGCGCAAATACCCACGATCATCAACGCGATCATCACGACGCTGTCCCAGAACCTGCCGCAGATCATCCAAATAGGGGTCCAAGTGCTCCTGTCCCTGATCAACGGACTGGTCAACGCCCTTCCCCAACTCGTGTCCCAGATACCAGTGATCATAGCCAGCATCGTCAACACGCTGGCGCAGAACCTGCCGCAGATCATCTCGGCCGGCATCCAGATCATCATCACCCTGGCCAGCGGCCTGGTCCAAGCCATACCGAAGCTGCTCGCGGCCCTGCCGCAAATCATCAGCGGCATCAAGAACGGCTTCGCGCAGGTCAACTGGGGCGAAATAGGAATAAACATCATCAAAGGCATAGTCAACGGACTATCCGGGGCCGCCAAACAACTAGCCCAGGCCGCGGCCGACGCGGCCGGAAACGCCTTGAACTGGGTCAAGGAGAAGCTGGGCATCCACTCGCCATCACGGGTCTTCCGCGACCAGGTGGGCGTGATGATCGGCCGCGGCATGGCCCTGGGCATAGATGACAGCCAAGCCACCGTCAACCATAGTTTTGACAAGCTAGCCGCTGGCCTCACCCTGAGCAATCAGACTCTCTCAATGGATGCCGCATCCACCAACCTCATGCACCCCAATGGGCCTAACCAAGCATCAAATTCTGGCGCTCAGGTCACCGTGGATATCGACGCCCGAGGCACCAACCCGGACGTGCTGTTCGCCATGTTCGATACCCGAGCTGCGGCAGCTGTAAGCAGATGGGGATGATATATGAGAATCCAACTCATCACCGGACAGGACACCCTGACCCTAACCGATAATCGACTCGACCAGCGGTCTGACGCATGGATTAGGCAGGATGGCATAGATGGTCTGACCGGCACTCCGAAACCCCGGGAGACCGCCCAGGCCATACCCCAGCAAGACGGCTCCTACTGGCCAGCGCGCCTAACCTCAGAGTCACGCACCCTCACTATCCGCTGTGCAGCAGCACAACGGTCCTCACTCAGCCTCGCCAGACTCGTGGACCGTATCAACGCGCTCGCCTGCCAGCCGCTGACGGTAAGGGTTGAGGATGCTATGGGCTGGCGAGAACTGACTGGCTGGCTGGCTGACGACCCAGGATCTACGCTGCTGGTCAGCCTGCAATCGATGACATTCAGTCTAGTCGTATACTGTCCTGACCCTCTCAAATACGGGCCTCGCGTCCAGGTCGAAGCTTCGCATGGTGTCGCGCAGGTGGAGAACGTGGGGTCTGCTCCTACCTGGCCGACAGTGTCCGCAAAAGGGATTACCGGGTGGACGCTCAGCCTAGCTGGCCGCAAGGTGAGCTGGAGTGGCAGCACGGCTCCTATGGATCTAGCTTTCGCGAGCATGAATCCCTCTCAAGGCCTGATCACCTATGACGATGCCTTCCCCTTGCCCCCAGGTATCAGCAATATCAGCGTGCAAACTCAAGGTGCTGGTCAGCTCACTGTATCCTTACGACCTGCTTGGAGGTGACAGAAAGTGAATGCGCCTTTGACGGTGCACGCCTACTCTGCGCAGACTGGTAACCATTTAGGCCGGCTACCGTATGTGGCATGCAGCTGGTCGGACTCGATATCGGAGCCTGGCCAGATGCAAGTGGATGTGACTATGGGCTCTACCATGGCAGTGAGCTCACAAGGGGCATCGCTCTATGAGATGCTGCGGCCGTGGAAGACCCTGCTGGCTGTACAGCGCACACCATCTGATGTCAAGCATGCTGGGGTCATCACATCAAGGCAGTGGGATCCAGCCAGCCGCAAGCTCTCCCTCAGCGTCGGAGGAGGCTGGACGCTCCTAGGTAAAAGGCTCGTCCTCGACCACGCGCTGGACGATGCCTTCCACGACGGCGACGTGCTCGTGGACGAGGAGCACCCCGCCGGGCATTGGGCGATGACCCTCACCGGCTCCTACCGCGACATCGCCGCCGGCCTGGTGAGCGAGGCGCTGAAATGGGGTTCCCTGCCTATCACCCTGCCCGGTAAGCAGGGCGGCGACCATACCCGCACCTACTACGGGTGGGACCTAGCCACAGTGGCTGACCGTCTATCCGATTTAGCTGACCTGCAGGACGGCGACGAAATCCGCTTTCGCCCGACAGTGGACACAGCCGGGCGCTTAAGCTTCGCTCTCGAGGCCACTCCCGACCTGGCTGACAGGCATTGGCAGTGGACTGCATCCGTTCCCGGTCAGCGGGTGCGCCTGACCGGTTATCAGGAAGACGGATCGGGCATGTGCTCCGACGTATGGGCTATGGGCGGTAAAAGCTCAGACAAAACCGTCATGGCTCGCGCTACCCGTAATGACCTACCCAGTCACGGCTGGCCCGTCCTGCAGACAAAGAACAGCGAGCACACCACTGTCTCCGAGCTGGCGACC